TTACCATGCTCTCACGAGTATGGTTTACCATACAGCCGGTGTACTTAATGTTCTTCAGCATATCCAGTATTCGGTTATGAGTCCAGACCGCTTTAGAAGGACTGTCTTTTCTTCTGGCAACACCTTTGTACTGTTGCGGAGTAGGGATACCTTCTGCATTTAGCTCTCTGGCAACCTGACTGGTAGACTTACCGGCAATTACATCGATGAAAATCCTGCGTACAATCGGTGCTGTTTCAGGGTCAATCACCATCTTGTGCTTGTTCTTTGGAGAAACCTTATAGCCATAAGTACAACAGGTGATGTAGCCACCATTGCGCTGTTTGGTTCTCATAGCCGATTTGACCTTCTTGGAAAGGTCTTTGCTGTAGTAATCGTAAATCAAATTACGAAAAGCAATGTCCATACCTGCGGTATTGCCAAGATATTTTTCGCTGTCATAGTGGTCGTTAATGGAAATCATTCTGACACCAAGGAACGGGAAAATATGCTCCAGGTAGTCGCCTACTTCCAGATAGTCACGACCAAAACGGGAAAGGTCTTTGACAATCACGATATGGATTTCACCGGCACGAATAAGGTCAATCATTCTCTGAAAGTCCGGTCGCTCAAAGTTTGTGCCACTATAGCCATCGTCACAGAACTCCATCTGCGGCAAATTGGAAAGGTAAGGATTCTGTTCAATGTGTCGCTGGATCAGCTGACGCTGTGCAGCGATACTGTTACTCTCATCCTTTGCCTTATTGGTTCTCTTATCTACATCTTCCAGAGAAAGACGGAGATAGATGCCAATGCACTTCTTCATATTACGCAACCTCCTTCCTGAGAATTTCGATAGTATCGTAGATTGCTTTGAACTCGTCCATGTGGTTGAACTCAATGCTCAAAGAGCTATCTTCATTCATCTTCATGGAAACAATCATTGCATCTACCATTTCCGCAGTGATCTCGGTTGCATTATGATATTTTCGAGCAAGTTCTGCCCATTTTTTCTCACCACGGAGTTGTTCTTCAAACTGAGTAGCGGTTCCTTCAAGCTCTGCCAGTTGCTTTTCCAGTCGATTGATTTCTGCCAGGATAACCTCACGGGTCTGCGAATAGTCCTCGTCAGAGATAAGACCTTCTCGCAAATCACGGTAGAGACCACCAAACAGACCTTTCTTGTGGTCGAGCTTCTTTTTAAGAGACTTGATTTCATCTTTCTGACCCGTCTGCTTTGCTTTGGCTTTTTTCATAGCCAGCAGCTGATGCAGACTATCCTGCATATCTACAAACAGATCAAGCTGTGCCTTCAATGTAGAAAGAACGGCTTCATCCAAATCAGCCTTTCGCATCTTCTTTGCATTGCAGGCTCTGGTGCCATGCTCTGCATAGGTAGGACACTTGAAAGTGAAGTACACCTTGTCCTTCTTTGTACTGAAAGAACGGACGAGCTTCATCACGGAACCACAATCAGCGCAGGTGAACTTCTTACCATAGATGTTTACCGCTTTGGGTAAATGGTCATACTTGCCGCTGTTGGATTTGGATTTCTCTGCGGCAGCATTGTTGATAGCCTGAACCTTATCGAACAGTTCCTGCTCAATAATCGGTTCGTGAGTATTCTCAACGATGATCCAGTCCTGTTCCTCTGTACGATGGAAGGAGATACCGGCATATAAACATTGAGAAGCCTTTCTCTGAGCCAGATGACCCAGATAAGTAATATCCTTCAGGATCTCAGTAATCATGTGCTTGTTCCAGAGGATAACACGGTCTTTTTGATTGTTGTTGGTAACAATGCCACGGTTTGCTTTGTACTGCCCCGGAGAGAGTACACCGCTGTCATTGAGCTTCTTATTTATACCCATGTAGCTCATGCCTTCGCTTCGCCACAGAAAAATCTGCTTTACGATAGGGGCAGTCTCAGGGTTAATAATCAGCTGATTCTTATTGTTCGGGTCTTTCAGGTAGCCATACTTTTCCCACGCACCGATAAACTCGCCGTTTTCCATCTTGCTTCTTAATGCAGAAGATACCTTGCGGGAGATGTCTTTGGCATAGTAATCGTTGATGATATTGGAAAGAGACACCGAAAGTTGTCCGCTTGCTTCAACCGTATCCGTATCAAAACCATCATTGATAGCAATAAAGCGGATGCCGAAGAAAGGGCAGATTTTTTCAAGGAACTCGCCAGTCTCAATGTAGTTACGCCCAAGTCTGGAAAGGTCTTTAACCACGATACAGTCAACTTCTTTTGCCTGAACCGCTTCCATCAGCTTCTGCCATTCAGGACGTTCAAAGTCCGTGCCGGTATAGCCGTTGTCGATGAAAGTTCCCACCAGTTGAAGAAAAGGACGGTTCCTTACATACTCATTGAGCAACGCAAGCTGATTTTCGATAGAATCTGAGCTATTCAGGTTATCTTCACGGGAAAGACGAGCATAAATGGCAGTCTTGTGAATGACAGAAAACTGTTCCGCAGCAACAGTCTGTACGGCTGTAGCCTGCTGACGGCGTTTTGATGGTCTTGCCATTTAACTCACCTCCCTTATGAACGAAATCACCTTCTTAGCGTTCGCTTTTTGTCTTTCTTCCTCCAGAAAATCAATGATTGCCTGGAACTGGTCTGCATTACTCAGGACTACATGAACCTGCTTATCTTCGGTAATCTCAATTCTTTCAATGAAATTGACCACCACTCTGCGGTTCAGTTCCTGAATGTTTTCGTATGCTCTGAACTGAGCAAGCCAACTCTGCTGTTCCGTGAGACCGGAACTGATCTGATTTTTATTGCCCACCAGACGGGCAATGGCTTCCTTGGCTTCCTGAATGTTTTTATCAAATTCTTCTTTGAAAATGATGTACTCCTCACGGGTAATCATTTCCGTCTTAAAGTCCTCGTACACATGAGCTTTCATCTGCTTATTGTGTTCGATGATTTCTTCCTGTCTGGCGATTTTCGATGCAATGCGCTCCATTTCACGGCGCTCCCAAGAAACACCGTTCAGCTGACCAAGGGCAGCATCCAAATCCAGAGCCAGAGAAACCTGAGCCTGAATGACAGCAAGTGCAGCATCATAAACGACCTGTTCCTTAATTGTGTGCGAATCGCATACCTTGCGGTCTACCTTGTTTGCATTGCAGACGAAATAGACATATTCCTTGCCTGCGGACTTAGTTCTTTTACGGGTCATGGTACTCTGGCAGTCAGCACAGAACACCTTACCTGAGAACAGATGCACCGCATCATCGCCGGAAGGACTTCTGGTATCATCAAGCATGATTTTCTGGACTCTATCGAAAAGGGCGGGAGAGATAATCGCATCATGTGCGTTTTCTGTTCTCATCCAATCCGCTTCGTCTTTCTTGGTTCGATTTTTGATTTTGTGGTTAGGGGTCGAAGTCTTACCCTGAACCAGAGTGCCGGTGTACATCTCATTTTTCAAAATGCGATAGACTGCAACCGGACTCCATTCCGTCTGAACCTGCTTTTTGAAACCAGTATGGAACTTCATTCCGCTAAGTCTTTTGTATTCATAAGGGGACGGAACACCGTCCTTGTTCAGCTTATCTGCAATCTGGGCAGGGCTGAAACCATCCATCTTCATGCTGAAGATACTCTGTACGATAGGAGCAACCATCTGGTCGATGACCAGTTTGTTCTTATCTTCATCGGATCTGCGGTAGCCGTAGACCACATGAGTACCTACAAATTCGCCATTTCTTCTCTTGGTGTCCAAGTTGGAGCGAATTTTGATGGAAATATCTCTGCTGTAGGAGTCGTTAATCAGGTTCTTGAACGGAAGGATAATCTCGTTGCCTGCCTGCTGAGACTGTGCAGAGTCATAATTGTCATTGATGGCAATAAAACGAATGCCCAGGGACGGGAAAATTTTCTCAATGTATTTACCGGAATCAATGTAGTCACGACCAAAACGGGAAAGGTCTTTGACAATGACACAGTTGATTTTTCCTTTTCTGACCTGATCCATCATTCGCTGAAAATCAGGACGGTCAAAATTAGCACCCGTATAACCATCATCGCAAAACTCCTGAACCAAGGTGATCTCAGGATGTTTGCTCAAATAATCTTCAATCAGCTTTCGCTGGTTAGCGATACTGTTACTTTCTTTCTTCTCACCAGAAGAAATGTCGCCATCTTCCTTCGATAAACGCAGGTAGATGGCGGCATAGTAAATCTTATCAATAATTTTTTGCATAGTGCGCC